TTTAATACACAGATCCAGGTCCTCACTGATCCGCTTGCCTTCCAGCGGATCGACCTTCACCCCATTGCTTTTGCTGAAACGCCGCTGCTTCGCCAAGCGACCCAGCTTCTTTACAGCTTTTCGATTAGCCATGCTCTGATCTCCTTTATGTGCTTGCAGCGGTAGTTTAACCGCGCCTTGGATCGGTATTGATACCCTTTGCATGTACAGCTCCAGCGGTCTTCGCCCACTTCAATGGTGGGGTATCGGGCCACAATGTAGGTAGTCCCATCTCGCCCGATGCGCTGCCATAGATGCTGCAGGTGCAGATTCGCTAACGTGGTTTCCACACAATCACTGGCGTGTCGGGTCCCACATAGCTGCCCATTGTGTTCACTTCCAACCATTCGATGGCATCCTCGTATGACCAGTGGTTGATGCGCTGGAATACATCGATCAGCTTGTCGTAATCGTAAGCTGGCACCGACAGCCCGATGCGCAGGGCAATGCCAATAAGCGCCTCATCCAATTCTGGCGGCTCGAAAAACAGCACCTCATTCTCTTTGGTGTGTTCGGCCAAATGTTCAACGATCCTCTCTCGCAACGAATCCATGATGGAACCAATCGTATCGGATGGGTGGGAGAGGTTTCAGGTTCGGGACAGGGATTTTTAACGCACCTTTTAAATGACCCTCTGCAACAGGGGTATCAGGCAGGTCAGCAGATGCAGCCCAGCCTGTGATGTAGATTGTGGGCGGTGTATCAACCCACGTTTTGGGATCTTCATTCGCGTGATGGATCAGGCAATGGATGTAGACCCAATCGTCCTGCACCTCTTCGGGACGCATCAGCAAGTTGTAGTTGGCAGGGTCTTTCGAATACCGCATAAAACTGCCCTTCACATCGATATTGGCACATCCTAAGTCATACCCGCCATCTGGGACATTCGGGTCCAAATTCCGAAAGAACCGTGTCGTAAAGTACCTGGACGCATCCCCGTGCAGGTAGGTGCTGACCGCACACATCGCTACCTGTCCAGTAGCCTGGTCCACCCCCATGCGTTGTCGGCGCAGGGGGGTAGCATGGATCTGGGAGTTCATGCCCCCGATGCCCTGACCACAGTTCAGCTGCGCATGGTAGAGCGCACCCCTCAGCTGGTCCTGGCTTAGTTTTACACTAATCATTGTGCCTCGTATTTAATCAAGCGGGGTGGACAGTACTCCCCAATACCGCCCACCCCAGGCGTAGCGTAATAGCGCAGTCTCCCCACTGCCACTATCTCGACACACTACGCCTAATATCGCTTAGCCCTGACTCACGCAGCTGCCTCACCCTCTCCCTGGTCAACCCCATCACCCTGGCGATATAGGCCAGTTTCCACGGTCTGGCCCCAATAAATCCAAAATTGAACCGTATGACCGTGGCCTGACGCCTGTCTTTGATACTCGCCAGCATCTCGCGTACATCTATTTTCTCCTGCGGCTCAATCCCAAGCAGCCTTTCGTCTATCAGGTCAATGTTGCACTGATGCCGCAGTCGGAACTTTTCTTCCCTGGTCTGCGCGTCATATGCGGCCTGCGCGGCACGCAGGGGCGAGGCACCCTCTCTATGCGCATTGGCCTCAACTTGCCGTATTTTCTTGGTTCGCAGTGCGACATGGGCAGGTATCGCATGGGTTTCCGAGATCGTGTCACCAAAGGATTTGAGTATCCAGTGGCGTGCATACGTGGTGAAATTCCAAGGCGTGTCCAGGTCGAACTTGTCAATCGCAGTCATCAGGTTGAGCGCTGCATTTTGATACGCATCATCGAACTCTTTCAGCACCACATCGCGTTCGCTTACCATTTTTACGACAAGCGCCATTGTCATCCGCACCAGCTGGTCGCGTGCCTGCTGGTCCTGCTCATCCTGCCAGCGTCTGATCAGTTCTCGCTGCTCTTTTGCTGGCAGGATAGGCTCAAGTGCGTTCACAGAATTTCACCATATCGGGTTTCCAATCCATGATCATTGTGCCAAGCGGTCCATTGCGGTTCTTCTTTACGATCAACTCACACTCGCCATCGACCAGATCCGAGCAATGCTCCCAGGCCCACCACACCATCGCAACGATGTCCGCATCCTGTTCGATCTGCCCTGAGTCTCTGAGGTCTGAAAGGGTGGGGCGCGACTGCTCACCCTGTCGCATCTCAATGGATCGGTTCAGCTGAGCGACAGCCAGGATGGGCACGCCGAGGTCCATTGCCAGTGCTTTCAAGGAGCGACTGATCTGCGACACCTCCTGTTCCCTATTAACAGCCGATTTAGCGGTCATCAGCTGTAGGTAGTCCACCACAATGAGGCTGAGCGGTTCAATGCGATGCAGCCGCTTGCAGCGGCTCTTCAGGGCGTGCATCGTCACGCTGCCCCGTTCATCTACGTGCAGCTGCTGCGTGCGCAGATTCGCCGCTGCCGCATCGTAAGAGTCCTGTGCTTCGGGTGGGATTCGGTGCCGTGCCAGATCGGGGATGGGTATCGCAGTCTGCTGGCACAAGGCACGCAGCACTAAACTGCGTGCGTCCATCTCCAGGCTGAAATACGCTACGGGTCCATTGTGTGCTACATGGGAGGCGATCTGCCAGGCTAAAGCACTCTTGCCTTTCGAGGGGCGTGCGGCGAGTATAACGACCTGCCCTGGCTGCAGGCCATTGCTGATTGAATCTAATTGGTTGAATCCAGTGCTGATGCCGAGCAGGCCCACGCCGCTGTTCTGGCGTGCCCAATGCTCTGTGTGAGATAGCGCCTGGCCTATGGACACCAATCCAGCATCGCCTGACCGTGCGTTACGCAGCAGCTGCTCTTCCAGATCAAAGATCAGATCGTCAGGATCGTCACTCATATCCACCGCACGATGTGACATGGATTTACCCATCTCGACCAGCCTACGCCGCTGCTGCAGGTCCAGCAGGGTCTGCGCGTGCCACGCTACGTTGTGGCTTGTGCCCATCAAAGTGAACAGCTTGGTCAGGTCTATCAGACTGATCTCAGGTGCCCTGGGGCGAACAAAGCGCAGCAGCTGCATAGGGTCCATCGCATCTGTACCCGCAGGGGCTGCAACCATCGCATCCTGCAGACCCAGCCATATTTTCTGGTTGGTAGGGGTCCAGAAGGTTTCGACCTCTATACCTTTGTCTACGCAGTCACTAATGGCTGCGCTGCGCTGCATACAGGCAGACAGCAGCGCCTGCTCTACATCGAAGTCTTCGGGTGCGTGCATAGCTGTACATTGCTCTCAGTTTTTAGGGTTGAATTGTGACAGCACTGTACAACTACTCTCCTGTGATTAGCTGACCGTATACACTCCAGGGTAATACAACCAGGGGTTCCTTGCGGTCTGACTTGACAATGAGCATATCGTTGCCCTCCAGCCAGCGTTCGATCAGGGCGAAACCACCCCCATTCTTTCGGGCCTTTACTTCGGCCTTGTACTTCTTAGCTACGATTACATCGCCTGTGTAGCTACCGCCAGCCGCCCCTGACAAGGGCACACGCTCAGCCTCTACGCCCATCGCTTGGTGCAGCGCTACGATCTCACGCTCTACACGGGCACCCTTGTTGCGGGACCTGCGGCCTGGGGAGGGGATGCTAGAAAGGGGCATCTATTTCCTCCTGTGCCTTTTCGGCACGCGACTTGGGTTCGGTGACCACTTCGTCCATCAGGGTCACGTTATTCGCCTTGATCACCGTTTTGTAGCGTTTAAGCCCCGTGGTCTTATCGGTCCAGGAGTCAGTCTCAATGGCCCCATCTATCTGCACGACATCCCCCTCTTTGCTGTGCTGGACCACTTTAGCCATTGGTCCCCATGCGGTGATGTTATGCCAGGTGGTGATCCAGTCGATTTTAGCGTTTGGGTGCGCCTTCTGCTTGGTCACCAGGGTAAAGTTTGCTACCTGCGACTTCTCTGTCTCCCGATGTACGACTTCATCTTTGATCTCTCCGAGCAATGCAACAAAATTAATACTGATCATCTAACTATCCCCTATGGATGGTGGGTTGGAGTGGGTCGTACTGGGGAGTAACGTCCTTCATTCGTGGGGTGGTTCCTCTACGACAACCGCAACGCGCCCTGCTACGATGCGCTGGCACTTATTGTTGTCAATGAGCCGCGCAACAAACCATTCTTCATCGTCAATGTCCCTGACCTGCCAATCCCAAGAGGGGTAGGGTTCACTCATCAGCTGCGTGATCTCAGGGGGTATGCTGCTTAGCCATCGTCCTCGTTCGTTCATTTCTTGTCTCTCAGGAAGCGCACCAACTCATCGTAATAGACCATCAATTTCTCTTCGCTGGCGCTTAGGAGTTCCGTAACCGAGAGGTATTTTTGTCGGGCCAAGTCTCGCGTTTCAATGCTTATCTGATCATTGGATACGAGAAGCGACTCTGTGTCCTTGATGGAGTTTATGAGGTCGCGGTGCCCCTGGCTTATATCTTCCTGGGCCTGCTTCTCAGTAGCCTCAAAGTCGATGTCCTGCTCCGACACCACTCCCGATGGCAGCGCCCAATGCGGCAAAGTAGGGGGCTGCATGATCTTTCGTTTGGCATCCAGCTGCACCCACTCGTTGGGCAGCTGGTACAGGTAGCGTGCGATGCCCCACTTCACTGCTGCACGTTTAAAGGCATCACTCAGCCCACCCTTCTCTGCTTCGACCTGGGTATCGCCAGCACCATCTGATCGGGTTTGGTTGTGGATGCTGATACAGCAGACTACGCGACCACAGACCTCCTGGTAGTGGTCCTGCCATGCACCACCACAGACCTGATCCAGCCTGTTCATAACGTCACGCGCATCGACATAGGCCAGCGCCATGCCTCGCTTGTTATCCGAGGTTGTTGATCCTACGCGCCAATGGATGGCATCCGAGGCAAAGGGTTCGGCCAGTGCAGCTAATAGCTGGGGGGTGATATGCTCTGGTGCCATGCCTCACCTCGACCACAGGGCAGGCACGATACGCGCACAGAGGTAGGCTGTTGCTATGACCACAATAAACCACTGCACGCAGGATAGGGATGACATATTACAGGGGGGTGTGTGCTTCAACGTGCTGCTCCTTTGTTAGAGTTATTTGCTCTGCCATGCGATGTATCGTATATTTTACAATATCAACATGTATTAAAGCCAGTGTAGTGATCTTGTGCAATTAGCGCAAGCGGAAACTGAGAGGTGGAAATATGATACGGCTAAGGAAGTTCCAAATTCTGGAAATCATGGATGAAAAAGGGATTGCGTCGATCAAGGATTTAGGCAGTCGCATGGATACTGAACCCACGAACATCTCATCCCTATTTAACAACAAGACGAACTTTACGCGAGATACGATAGAGCGCCTGATCTCTGCGCTGGACTGCGATATTTCGGATGTATTGGAATTAAGGGTTGACCAGGAACCCGAAGAAGCGTAGTATTGGAGTGTAAAGATTAAAGGGTGCCCCTGAGCAGCTTCGGTTGCCAGGGGCTTTTTTATTTTTGAAATTAAACCCTTAATCAACTCAGTTTCCTTTTAAAAAGCGTGTGATTCTCTTTTTTGGAATCCCACGCTTAATCAACTCAAATTTGAAATTGACGCTCTAATCAACTCAATTTTACTAGTACGCCAGCGGCGAGGTGGGGCGCTTTTTCGCCAGTTTAATCGCGCCTGATTAAGCTGGCTTAATGGCGATTTATTAAGCTAATGAATGGGCAGTATGTTGTCAATGGAGAGCGCAAAGAAAATATATAGAATTGCATAATAGCGCTTGTTATAGGATAGGATCGGATCTATATTAGGTATTGATAATTGGATCTGCCAGTTATCAACCCTTTAATCCTTTACTATAGGAGATATCAATAATGGTATCTATCTCACCTGCGCCAAGTAATGGCGCAACAACAAAGCAGCACATAATGGCAGCAGCTGCGCAATGGTCTAGCAGACCAGCAGAGGAAAGATTTAAAAGCCTGGCTGATATGCAGGTAAATCTACAGGCGCGAAAAGAGCGCAGCAGTGAAACAGGAGCGTTGCCTATCCCCACTATGCGAGTTATGACTGCAGGCGATAATCTGGCGCTTGCTAATGATAGGGGCGCTGCAATTCTAAATAATTACACTCTAGGCCAGCTGGCCCAGGGTATCGGCGCTCCTGCTGGGTACCTGCGTACCCTGCCAGCTAAGCTAGCAGCTGAATGTCTTAATACTGGTCTGCCAAAATATCCTGATAAAAGCAGGAACCTGCTTATTGAAGAAACAGACCAGGGTAATATGTGCAAGGCGATAACTTCAGACCAATACAGCCGATATTGGGATTGTGATGTTGTGTCGGATCTACTCAATACGCTGGACATAGATGGCTGGAGAGTTCCACCTGCCAGACCGTACCCTGGATGCCCTGCTGAGGATATGTGGCAGGCAACAGCTGAGGATATACTGCCAGGTGATGCAGGCAATTTGTCAATTAGGATAGGCGATACCTGCGGCCCTGCTGGTCTGTATGGTAGTGATAGGGATATGTTCGCCTTGCTGGTCAACCAGGAGCGCTCTATTGATACGCCTAGTGGCGCAATGTATAGGGCGCTTATCCTGCGGAATAGTGAGGTGGGCGCTGCGTCCTACAATGTCGAGTGTATCCTTTACTCTATGGTCTGTGGCAATCATATCCTATGGTCTGCTGAGTCTATCGCTAATATTCGCCTAGTGCATAGGGGCAGCGCTAACAGTACGCGCCTGAATGGTCGCGCTTTCCTGGCTGGCACAATCGCAGCAGCTGAGCAAGCAAGCGCAGACAATGATCAGCAGCTGATCAATAAAGCAGCCGATACCAAATTGGACATTAACCAGGTTACCAGCGCAACTGGCCTACCTAAAGCAGTAGT